AGGCAGATTAACTTCCGCAATCACCTCCGTGGTGTTCAGCACGACCTGTTCCGTAACTGGACGTGCACGATCACCAGACGACAGCGGAGTGTTGCTGACGCCGGGTCGAAGAATACGACTCGAGAAGCCGATCTTGTTGATGTTACGGGTAGGCGCGTTCATCCGAACGACGCGGGCATCCCGAAGGATAGTAGGCTGCACGTGAACCAGCTTACGGATAAAGGTATCCGCCTGCTCAGGATTAAGCAGACCACCTTCAGCAGTAAGGTCGGCAACCGACCAGTCCACCTTTTTCATGAGTTCTGCGTTTGTCATTGGTAAGTCTCCTCCAACCTAAGTTTTAGTTATTACGGTATTATCCCCGTAGCTCTTCTAGGGGCGTGTTCCAGAGCTTATCCAGCTCAGTGTTCTTCCACACCTCTACTGCCCCATCATCCTTGCGAGCTGTGTCGTGATTAGGCATACCCAGATCTTCTTGGGCAACCCTGTCAGCGCCGGTGACCGTACCTTTAACCGCATTACTTGCGGCCTGTGCAGTTTTCTCCGCCTTGGAGAGCCTATCCTGTGTTTCCTGTACGTCCTTTCGGACGCCTTGAATTTCCTTGTTCAAGGGCTCCGTCGCTTTTTGGATGACTTCCTGGATTTGCGCCAGGAACTTCTCCAAACCTTCTGTCTTGAGCATTTCACCGGTTTCGGCTCCCTGCTCTCCCGCTCCCGTACCTACGGGTGGGGGTGGCTGAGTCGTCGCACCTACCTCCACTGGGACACATCGCCCATCTACCAAGGCTTGGCCTTCAGGGCAGTTACGCGGTCCGGCAGTGTTGGCGTTGTTCTCGTCCGGATTAGCGGGGCTCTTTGCCTTCGGCGCGTTCGGGACGCATCGCCCGTTCACACGGTGCTGACCTTCCGGGCATCCACCTGGATGCTCAGCCTTCTTGGCAGCCTCGGCCTCATCATCGGCGGCTTTACGAGCTGCCATGGCGTCATCTTCGGCCTTCTGAGCCTTCAGCTCGAGGTCCGATGGCGTGGGATCGTCAACCGCGGATGCCAGGTCTTCCACGTCACCCGTTGCAAGAGTCACACAAGTACCATCATCGGCGCGCACTTGACCTGGCGGGCAGGTGTCATAATTGTCACCCTCATTAGCCGCTCGATCATCCGCATCTTCGATCTTACCTGTCGTCACGTGGTCACAACCACAGTCGGCCTTAGTGATCTCCTCCAGCTTGAATGCTGTTTCAGGTAGATTCTGGGCCAATCCCATGACGAACTTGTTGAAATCCCCCAGCGCCGTTTCCAGCTTCTGTCGGGCTTCCTTTTTCTTTTCCGAGGTACGCATGATGCCCATCGCGGTCTTCATCATCGCTTCGAAGGACATTTGCATGCCCGGGAAGAAGCCGGCGGTGGCCATATTCTCGTTGAAGTCCGTGCTGTCACTGAACGGATCGAAAAACTTCTTCGCGTTCGACAGAAAGACGGCAACATCATCATTGAGCTTCAGAGCGACCAGGCTATCATCTTCCTTCTGGTACCCTTCCTGCTTCAAGATATACGCGTCTTCAGTTTCCTCGATATCACCTGAGGAGATCCCGTGGATCTCATGAATCTTCGCAATCAGTTTTTGGGAGTCGGTATCCTTTCGGATAACGACAGCAGCAACACCCCATGCGTCATTGTCTTTCTGGGCTGGGGTTTTCTGGAAAAGTTTTTTGGCCAAATCGATCATGCCGTCGTCCTCCGACTCATCAGCTTTCGTTAATTTGATTGGGGTCCTGTTGGCACCCCGCTCTACTAAAGAAATCCAGGTGATCTCACCATCGTGCAACTCATCAAGATTGAGCTTAACTTTGGGCATCTACCAAGACCTCTAAAAAACCGTACCTGTGTTTATGTTTATCGACTCCGCCTTCTTCAGTCACGGAGGCGTTCCTAATTACGTGGGGGTGATTCGCTGCCCCCTCTCCCGGCATGGCTCGTCCACCGAGGAAATTTCCTTTTTCGTCAAACCTCACAACGAATTTATGGTCGTGTGGTTCCTCGTCGGCGCCGATCTTGGTAATCCCCTCGATCTTGCTGGGGATCTCAAGTTCGATAACGCGTGGTCGCTTATGAACAAAACCCTCAAATGACAGACCATTGATCTTGTGGTCCTTGACATCTTTCCAGAGAGCCTTGTCTGGGACGTGAATCCCTACAACCCATGCGTCAATGATGAAATCAGGGTCCCCTTCTCGGGCGACAAACGACTCCACCACTATCGACCCGGTTTCCTTATTGTCATGCTGTCGGTCAACTTTCCCTACCCGACCGCTGGCAAGAAACCGGTGGGCCATCTTCCGTACCTCATCCACAGTGGCGAAATCGCCCTGAGAATCCGGTATATCTGGCACATAGACTTCCGCGTACAGAATCTGCAGCTCGTCATCGAGCTTCTTGATTTGCGCAAATTTGCCGCTCATCTCGGATCACCCTAAAACTACTAAGTTTTTAGGACAAGGAGTTAGATCGACTCCCCCCCACTAAACATGGCCTTGATCACTTCAGCCCTCTGAGTTCTGGGCTGGTTCACCCTAGCCAATAACCTACCAGCCGAGCTAAATATCTGTCTCGCGTTCTGCTGCGCGGCTCTTGACCGTATGGCACGAAGCGCGGCCACGAATATTTGACTTTGACCCCCCACCCGTTTCGCGAATGGGAATGAAAACCCACCTTTGACGGTGGCTGGTTTGTCTGTCTGCCTACCCAGATGATGACGGCCGAATGTCGCGAAGTCCGTCTTATTGGCCCCTAGCAACTTATTGCCGTCTGCCCCACTGAAACTCCAGCGTCCCCTGTTGACTCTACCCTGTCTAATCAAGCTATTAGCAAAGGCCACCCCTGGTCGATTGAGTACATTAGCCACCGTATTCGTCCGCTCCAAACATGCTCGTTATGACCTCTTTGCGTTTCTTGGGCACGCATCGACCAGTAACCGGTTCCCGTATCTGTCCCCTCGGGCAAGGCTTGCCTTGATCCGGGTTAAGTAACCCACCCCCGGTGGCAAGGTCATCTACGCTGATATCGTCCTTATCCAGGTCATCCAAGAGCAGATCTCGGACAAAGTCGAGTATCTCTTTACGCCTTGTCAGGCCCTGGCGCACGCGCCGGCAAGCGGCCGATTGCGTTACTCCTATGAGCCTGGCGTGCTTCTCGTTGCGGCATGCTCTGCGCATATCCGCCATAAAGTTCTCACATGCAACCCGCCTGTTAATACCCCTCCGCTTAGCAAAAGCGGGGTCTCTGCAAGCAGCAGCAAACAACAAGAACTGCCTCCGAGATGTGGAGGGCTTGAGCGCAAGTTGTCTGGTATCAGAAGTAGTCGCTTCCCTCACGTTGTCTCCGCAGGCAATAAAAAACCCAGTGGCCATGAAAGAACCACTGGGTTCGTGTGTCAACGAGAAGGACTACTAAAATTCGATAATTGTTTGGGTAGCAGGATTGATGTACTTCGGGTAGTCGGGATCGGACTTCCAGTTATAGGTGTACCATGTCGCGGCTAATCTCGCGTTCAAACACCACTGCGCGACCTCCAGATACATCTTAATTCCCGGTTTGGCGGATGGCCTTTCGAACACCCACCTCACAATGTCAAGCGTCGCCTGCCTCTCGGGCTTTTCGACTATCTTGGAATTGCTAATTATCTCCCTGGACTTACCTTCAGCCCTGGCCCACGCGATTTGCGTAGCAGTGCTACCAGCTAGATTGCAGTAATAGATCAGATCCTCACCTGGATAAGGGTCTCTGCCATCATCTCGGGCAAAGATCTCACGGAAATTTGCTTGAGTGAAGTCCATCCGATTGCCGGCTATCGTCTCTGCAGCATTCGCTGAGGGCGCCACCAAAACAAGACCCATAATAATAAGGGCTACACCAATACCCATTAGAAGCGTGCCTAACCGTTTCATATTTACCTCCCCACGTCTCGTGATGGACGACGTGAAAGCCCAATCTCCAGGCGACTAAGATCATCACCCAGTTCCGCCTCCAATTCTGCCACTAATGCTGAACCAGTAACAGGGAGGTCAGTTATCGGCTTCGGCTTTATAGATCTGACCGGCGGTAACACCAACGCCCCAATTGACCCCATTGACAACGGTCCTGACGAATCCGCCGACTGTCGCGTCTTCCTCAGAACACCGCGGCATTGAGGATGGTACGGTGGAGTATCCCAGCCGGCTCCCTGCAGATCCTCTGGTGACATCTGACCCAGGGCCTCCACAGAAGACTGATCCTGCCTCGGCCACGTGGCTATATTCTTCAGGGATTCAGGATCATCCTGTGATAACCATTGCTCCAGCTTCGCGCGCGCGGGCGCGACTTTGAATATCTTTCCGTGCATGCGCGTGCACACGGGACAAATGTTAGGCGATCCAATTTGCTCAGACACCTTATAGGCTATAGCCCCCACAGCTTCCGCTTGAACGGTGAAGCCCCACGACGCCAGTCTAGAATTGTAAAGACTCGAGGCTATCAGTATTTCTCTGGCGCTAGTGCCCCCCACCTTTTCCCCTATTTCCCTGGCGAGCTCACCGGGGCCAGCCTTCACCGCTTGTGCCCGTTCTTTGTCTTGGAGCTCAGACGCAGCGATGACCCTACGGGCCGCAATCTTTACCTTCTCCGTGACATTCACGGAGAGCATTAAATTGAACTGATTAAGTGCGCTATCGAGGATTAACGGAGGAGATCCTAAGTCCGCAAATATACTGCGTTTTGGAGCAACAAATTGCGATGCCCCAAAGAGGATGGCCGACATCCCAATCGTCTCCGCCATCCTCGGAGTCGGCGACACGTCCAATTCGTCGACGAGCTCAAGGGCACCGTTTATGTCCTTATCCGCGAGCCGCGCAACGATCCCTCGCACCGCGGGGGCGGTCTCGCGCTTCCATCTACCAAGAACATGGCTAGCCAGCGAGTCCTCGAGAACCAGAAATGAGTTAAGTCTGACTGCCACTGAGAAGCTCGCATGCTTTAGCCGTCAACTCCTCAGCCCCTTCAGGGTCAAAGCCATATCCGGCTAGCATCTGTATAGCCACCACTTGATCAAATAATCTACGAGAACTCTCGTCTAGACTTTCCATAGCAGTAACCAAAACTGCCTTATCGCGGTCGCTGAGCTCGAGTTCTCCTGTGTGAATAGCTGCCCACGTCCTAGCTACATCAATCAGTTTCTCAGACCAAGCCTTGACAGTCCGTTTGACCGGTGGTTCCCCGCCATCCTGATTAGGCGCCGGTCTAGGTTGTCCTGCCGCTGGCTGTACCCCGCCGGCAGCCGGTCCCACCCCCGGAGCAGGTGCAACCGGTAATCGCCTACGCCTCGTTGATACTTCCTCCGGGGCTTGTGCTTCCAGCTCGAGGCTCGTGACAAGGTTAAGCATCTTGACAAGATTGTCATTGTCAATCGCTGAGGTCCCCTTCGATGCCAAGGTGATGGCTTTGATCTGGTTGGTCACATCCTTCAGCGTAATCGGATTCGATTTGAACTCTAGATCAGGATTTATCTCCTTCAGGAGAGTAGCATTCATCCGATCGTCGAATTCTTTCCTCTCTGGTCCGAATACCTGTGCCTCAGCCACCAGATATGACACGTTGGCCGACGCGAAGTTAAAGTCTTCAGTGCGACCCACGAACAACGGCGGCAATCGGAAAGACGATCTGACTCGCTTTTCGCATCGCTCATCGTAGTTTTCAAAGAGGCTGTCCTTTTGCTTTTCAGACCCAAATCTTTCCACCCGTACCGACACCGATGACCCGCCCCCTTCCATCGATCCGGAAGTTGAATGGGCCTCGATGATGGCTGCTCTGTGCTTACTGGCTCCCTTACCTGAGAGATAGTTTTGCACCTGCTGCCGAACGGGTTCAGTCAATTGACCACCAGCGCCGGCGGCAAACCACCAGCATTAAAGAAGTCCAGGTTTAATTCTTCGGCCTTACGCGATCCAAGTATTGACGGAGTCTGGCTTATCCACCGCGGTATCCCGTACGGGGTCCCCGCCGTTTTATTAACCGTGAAGTGGATAAGTTCTGTGGCTTTTAGACTCGCATTGATACTAGCCCCTTTTTCCGCCCACTTCCCCGTGGTCTTATCCAAGTCGCGGGATGTCCCAAACTCCTTGAAGTAAATCAGATTGATCTGCTTACCCCGCGTGGGGTCTGTCCCCGCCACAGTGCTGAAGGTCCTCGGGACTGCCTGTGCGAATCTCCTCTCACGCACAGCCATGGTCAACTTGACCATTTTACCGTCCCGTTCTACT